TGCACACACAAGAAGAGGCATCATTGCATCTGTTTCTATATGCACCCTTGAAGGCGTGATGACAGCGCACCCTGGGGATTACATTATACGCGGCATACAAGGCGAGCTTTACCCGTGCAAGGCCGATATTTTTGAGCAAACCTATGAACTCGTTGACGAGGAATAACATGACAAACCCTAGAGATATGACGATTGAGGAGCACGCCAGAATCCACGGCGGCACAGTGATTGATGGTAAATGGCTCCCACCTGGCGGCGTGCCCCATGAAAAAACGCTGCGGGATGAGATTGCTATAGCGGCAATGAAGGTTGCAATGACATTGAGTCAAAGGGCTGGCAAAAAGGATTATTTCGATTTTGTGGCGGCCATAGCCTACACTATGGCAGACGCCTTGCTTGCCGAGCGCAATAAGCCTGTAAATACGCCTGAATAGCACTGCATTTTGTTCTTGCATAATGGGTACTAATACCCTATAAGGGGGGTAAGGAGAGATTATGACACTACCAACAGTCGCCGAATATTTGGCGCAGTACAAAGAAGGGTTTACATTCCCCGCGCCGGGGCTTAGGGCGCGGTTACGAAACGGCTCCGAAGATGATGTGATGATGATAGCCCCCGCGTATTCAGACTCAACGCTGAGAATCTATAATGATTACGGTCATAAACGTTGGGATATACAGGGTAATGCTTTTACTTTTGAAGTAAATGACTGGATTCTTGATTCAGAACCGAATTACGACATCACCGCCATACTCGACGAGTCGGGCGCAGTTGTGGCGGGGGAGGGTTGATATGCACTTGCCACCGAACCCATACCCAGACCCCGCTAACGAAGGCATTGCAGCCCTGATAGCGATAATCATAACCGGAATTTTAGCGTGGATTATTTTATGACCCAAGAACCTAAGACCATATTCCTTGCGCCAGAGCACCGGGGGGAGGGTTGAGATGGCTAAAATGCTTACACGTTGCCATGCGCCTTTTAACCTATACGCATATGATGAAGACGGTTTTTTATACAAAGCGCAGCATGAATGGGGTGCGCAAGAAGGTTTATTTAAAGCACTACGCCCATGCTTCCCGCGCTTTCGAAGCAATATCGCAAAAACGCACGCGCATTATAACATAACCGTTAATGGAAAACGCTACGTATTCTTGCAAGAAAGCCGCCTATTTAAAATTAAGGACAAAGACCAATGACCCAAGACCTTAAAGACCTTAAAGACCTTAAAGGCATATGCTTAATCAGCAAGGAGTTGCTACACACGCTCTTTTGCGGTTATGATTACACACTTAACACCGCAGACAAACGTGAATATAGCCAAGCCCTCGCCCAAGACCTGAGCGGGATGCGATTAGTGCCTGAAAGCTTATTAACGCCGAATCAATTAGCATGGGTGAATGCGTATGCCCCGGCCTAGAGACGGAGGAGCCAAAGGCATGAACGAATTAAAACCATGCCCGTTTTGTGGGGGTAACGCATTAATCCAAGTGGTGCGTGATTTAGATACGGGCGGCTATTACAGTCATTACATATTTTGCGACGATTGCGGAGCTGAAATGTCAGCCAAGCACGAGCACGAAAGCGTTATAGAAAAGTGGAATAAACGCGCTGAGATTTTAGCGGAAAAAGAGGGGGAGTCAGATGACGCAAGCAATAAATTATAAGTTCAAGCCATTAGATGCCGTGCAGATAGTCGCTTACGGGCTAGATTACAGGGGGCGTGTGCAAGAATGTATTACGTCTGCTAGCGGCACATCCTACTGCGTTGAGTACGCGGCGGACGGAAAAATAGAGCAGCGCAGATTTTATGAAGATGAATTGGAGAACCCGTCATATGTACCCTATTAGGGTGTTTAAGAACACGGTTCTACAAGCCATGAAACCAATCAAAATACAGCGTAGGCGCAGAAGCTCGGAAGCTGGTCGCCCTGCGCGAGAAACCCCGCACTGTTATCAAGACAGCGGTGATAACCGCAATCGCTGAAACGGGGACAATTATATGTGATACACCCAAGGACAAGCTATGACCGACACAGAAAAAGAACACAAAGAATACGCGGGGCTTATTGATGGCGTCAGTATATCTTTCCGCCGCGATGAAGCGTCAGGCGTTTACTATGTCAAGCTGGCGCGCAGGGACGGGGACACTGAGAAGAAACTTACCGTTAACGACGGCGAGTTTATTGGTGATGGCGATATGGATTTCCTCTTTGCAAAAGACGGGATGTTTTTATTTTATTGCAAAGAAGACAGCCAAAAATATCGGCGGGCGCATAACTTGGATGCTTTAACAATAAAATCTACGGATAAAGGAAATCCATTCGGCTTTAAATTTCCACTGCCCGGCGCAATCTCACCCATGGGCATTTACGAAAACTACTTTATGCCGACCGGCTATAAACCGTTGAAGGATACGAAGTTATGAGCCTACTTAGATATATTTACGACCGATTACCGATTAGTTGCCTTGCAAATGAAAAAGGATTAATTATGACCAACGATGAAATTGAAGAAATGAAAAAAGAAAACAAAGCATTAAGAATGTTGCTTAATGAAATACCTCCATTTATAACCGAAACAAAAATTGCTTTTATGGTTATAGACTTAAGTACTTATCCAAAAGAGCTTGTTGATATTATTATCAATATGCACACCAAAAAGCCAGCCAAGGTAAATGTTGATAGGGCGCTTAATTTTGAAAGAATTCAAAAGCAATTCAAAGACCCGGTACGTTTGCACACATAGCCTTGGCGGGTTCAATCAACATTATAAAGCCCTTGACTAAAACAGGAGAACCCGCTACTATCTAAATTATCACTAGATGAGTAAGGTATACTATCCAGACAGTCCGTCATTAAGCACTTAGTGCCCACCAGCGCCGTTCTGATAGCTTGCTTATTCGCTCCCTAAACCCGCTTGACCGGCCAGTTAAGCGGGTTTTTCAATTAACATCTTTCTTAACATCCTGAAAAACACCATTCGCCACTTGGCGGATGCACTTCGCCCGTTCGGATTCAGGGTTGCCGTAATGCAGCATTGCAATCATAACCCAGCCAGAAAGAAAGCCGAAACAATATTTAAACATCAAGCCCCCAAGGCACTATCTTGTAGATAAACCCCGGCGGCAAATCAGGAAGCTGATCACCACTTTTTACGGTGGGGGCTGCCTCTAAATCTTTGCAGATGCCCGCAAAGATGGTTTCCAAATCCTGATTATGATAGGCAATAACTCTCACCCAATCGGATAGGGTATGCGTCATTGCGCCGCCAGCTCGTTGATGCGGGCTTGGTTTGCCTCAATCGAATTGATTAGGGCGTTCCATTCCTCATCAGACGGATTGCGCTGCTCATTGATAAGGGTTTGCATATACTTGATAAGGGTTTGCATATACTTGTACAGCGTGGCATTGGCTTCTTGAAAGCTACCTACTGCGCCAACAATAATTGCTATTCCGTCAATCGCTTTTGCAATGTCAACGTTGCTCATACCTTACCCTTTCGCCAAGATTTCAGCAATTGTTGCCAACACCTCAGACACGCGCTGCTTATCGTATGCTAAACCATCACGCGCCAGCTTTGCCGATTCAGTGACCACGAGAGAAGCCTCAGATGTGGCTTTCTGCAATGGCGCTACCAACTCAGCCTTGCGGCAATTCACAACCACCATGCCCGTGCAATTGGGTTTGGCGAGATACTTAATCACCTCCTCCTGGAGAGCTTCATAGCGGGCGCTGTAAACAAACGCCGCTTGCTCAGTTGTTTTGGGTTGCGGGGTCAATACCTGACATGCCGACAAGAGTATCAGGATAAACGGTACGAGCAGCTTTTGCTTTAGTGTGCATGTCATACAGCAAAACCGTTAAAATAAGCATTAGACTCGCTAATAGCAGTATTGATCTGTATTCGCGCTTGAGCATCGAGTTCCGCTTTCTGGGCTTCAAGATTGGCTTCAGTTTGACGCACGAAATTTCCGACAAGAGCGTGCTGACGAAATCGAGCTGCGTCCTCTCCTTTAAGGACGCTGTATTCGTCTTTGGTTTTGACGTACAAACAAACCGCTGTTTGAGCTTCATTGATTGCAGCTTTTATATTGTCGTTTTCGTATAACACTGATTCAAACATTTTTGGATTCCTCTTCTTTGGTGGGTTGCGGTTGGGTGGTTTTAATGGCGTGGCGCAGTGTCACTAGCCCAAAGCCAGCAATAACTGCTTGAATTGTATCCCAATCAATATCGGGGTAGTAATGCGACGCAATCACGGATGCGATATAAATCGCCGCCACAATATACGTTTTATTGCCGTCAAGTGTTGGCATAGATTGGCTCTCCTGTTAAAAAGGTGTTGGCTATACGGATTAATCTTTTGCTGCGCAGTCTTTGGAGTTCTCTTGCCCAATTACTATCCAGCGCTTCATCATGGGCTTGCTTCCAGTTGCCCTCTTTAAGGCCTTCCAGCATATTTTTAAAGCCACGCAATCCGGGCATCCCCAATGCAAAACACATATTTATCAATGCTTCCTGCCGCGCAGCATTAAGCTGCTTGTACCAAGGCAAGAAAAACGCGAGGTCGGCCAAGCAATTCCGAATATCCCTATCCAGCATCACGGCTGATTCTTCTTTGGTGATGCCCCGGTCATCAAGGTTGCGCCCCACGCCGATTGTTAATTTGCCCGCCGTGCAGCGGTACGGCTTCAGGCGCTCGCCCTCGTCTGCTCTCAGCTGCTTTTCAAGGCGTGCGCGGTTGATGCTCATAACAGCCCCAGCAATTTCTCAATCACTGGCCAGCCGTCAAGCGCCTGAGTTCCAACGGTAATTGTGCCGCCTGTCATACCAAGCACATTTAGCGCAATAATTAAACGTAAGCTAGTGGCTTGATGCTTTATAGATGTGTCTAATTTGCCACTGATTTCACCCAATAGCAGCGCAACTTTTAGCTCGTCGTTAGTCGTTGTCATTCGCCTGTACCCTGTTCAACCGCGCTTGTTTCCACGACAACCATGCTATTATCTGGATCTTCAACAAGCGCATCATGCGGAAAAGGATACACATATCCGTCAAGAGAATCAGCAATAATCTTTGCAATGCAAACACCATCTTTCAAAACTGCGTAGTACATAATAGCTCCTTAATAAAATTCTAAAATAAGCAAGCAGCCGTTGCCGCCCGCCCCACCCCAATATATCTCCGCAACCGCCACCACCGCCACTAGTGCCGACGCCTATTGTATTAAGCGCAGTAGTGTTAAATTGGCCTAAAATCTGTAACGCCACGTTGTTTAATCCCGCGCCGCCAGCGCCGCCTGTACCTGATGCCCCACCAGCCACAACGGCACTTTGTACCCCTGTTATCGAAAATGCACGCCCACCTGCTCCGCCAGTGCGCAGCGTAACGTTATCGATACCACCACCACCACCACCACCAGAAATTCCAGCGGTTTGCATGGATGTACTCGCACCGCCCACACCGTTAGCTGTTGACGTTCCTGCGCCGCCTGAGTTGCCATTAATGCCCGGCAAAACAGACGGGATGGATAAATCCGCTAAGCCGCCAATGCCGCCCACCGTTGCGCCTATCAAGCCGCCTAATCCTCCAGCGCCAAAACGTGCGCTAAGCAATGAGCCAAAAGTTGTTGCTGTTCCGGGGCTGCCGTTGCCGCCGTCAGTATCATTAACGGTTGCGCCTAGGCCGCCAGTGCCACCAGCGCCAATCGTAATGACAACAGACGCAGGCAGTTCAGATGCAAGCAAATAACGGTAAGCNNNCCCGCCCCCGCCGCCACTAGTCTGGCTTGCAGCAGCACCCCTGCGACCGCCACCGCCACCACCACCGCCGCCAATACCAACAATATACGCGGCTACTAAACCGGGTTGCTTTATCCATGTTGTGCTAGATGAAAATTCACGAAGAATAAATATTCCTCCGCCCCCGATAATATTTCCCATTACAGGCCGCAGAATTGTCATGTAATTATTCCCCCAGAATTAAGCCACGCTTGAATTTCTTTTTTGTATGCGCAGTGCGCGTGCGCTAGAGGCCGAGTATAAAATTCTTCACCGCCGTACCGCTGCACGAACAAGTGCGGCACATACGCTGTTATCGCGCCCGTTTCATCGTGCTGAGGTAGCATCACATTCGATACGCTGACTATGTCTCTGTAATCTCTATCGGTCATACCGCCACCGCCCTTAATCCTGCGCCCGCAAAGGCGAGGAAATAGTTACCGTTTACAATGCCGCGCCCAGAAGGCGGCGTTGCGCCTGTTGTCCGGTTGTTCGGGGCAACCATTTCATAACAGCCCACAAGACACGCAATCTCTGTGTTCCCTGTTGTTATCGTTGCCGTACCAGTTGCAAGGCAGGGGTAGGTAAAGGTGTTTACGTCAATCACCGTGATAGTAACTAAGTCAAAATTCTGCGTGCTGGAATTGAACGTGCTGAACAAGCCACTCGCTCGCGCGATATATCGCTTATCGCCTGTTGACAGCCCATGACCCGCCGCCGTTGCCGTTGCCGTTGTTCCGTTTCCAGTTAATGCCGTAATAGCAAAGCCTACTGTGCGAATCGTGCCGGGAGTTACAACCACCCCTGTTGTCCAAAAAGGTGATAAAGTACTTCCTAAATCTTTGTATCCGTTGAGGTACAGCCACCAATGAGCGTTGGTGTTAAGTGTGCCGCCATCGACAATGCCGAATGTGTTGGCTGCGGGTTCCGCCGCTAGGTTTCCTGTTGCGCCCGCCTCGCCAAAGTTGACAACGTGCCACACGGCAGGACTACCTATGACGGTATTGTGCGAGGCTTCCCAACCACAGCCCGCGCTAAAATTGTTTGAGCCGTAAATTCGTGCTGCTGCTGGTGGGGAGCCCGCAACAAAAGCGTTTGCCAGCGGCAAGTAATGACCGCCAACCGACACATCATGCGTCATGCTGCCCGCCGATGCGCCGCCCTTTTGTAGTACTGTACCAAAGGAGCCAAGAGTTAATTTTGACCCACCGGGGTATAGTCCGGCCGTGCCATTAGCAGTGCCTAAATCATGAATGCGCGGGCATTCAATGTTGAGATATGATTTATCAAGCAGGTGTTTTAGACCGTAACCAAGCGTATTGTTCACATCGACAACCGTGCTGCAATTAATCATGGTTGCGGGCATCATAACCTTAAAACCGTCTGGGCGGATTGCGTTTAAATTGAGATTGCCCGTGCTGTTTGCGTTGCGAATTGTGCGTTGCCATATCACAAGATTCTGGAATGAATCAACCGTGTGCGGCGTAAAGCCGTTGTTCGCGCTATCACAATCAAGGACGCTGTAGTTGTGGTTAATAAGCCCCGTTGAGTTTATTTGCGCTAAACCGTTGCGGTGCGATGTGACGCTTTGCGCGTGGCAGTTTGTCATGCGCGACTCACTCACACCGTTGCGTGCGTTGCCCGTTGCGACAATGGTGTAATTGGACGAGGTTAAGTTGCTGAGGTACACGCCATCCCCTAGCGGGTTATTATGCACTTTGGCATCAATCGTCATGTCTTCCATGGGGACGCTTGATTCATCTGCGTCTATTGCCAGCGCGGCTGCTGCATGTAGGCTCTTCCATGTGTAGCCATCTGCGGTCACAATCGTGCCTGAGCCTGTAGGCGCAACTGTTGACGGCGTGCCTGGCGTGACATCACAGCGCCATTTAACGCCGTTCACAATAGCGTGCTCGGTGACTTTGTACGTTACCGCGCCGCTCGCCCATAGGTTGGCTGTGCTGGTTGCCGCGCCGTCATGCGTAACCTTAACCCGCCCGCGCCGCCCGTTTCTCGCTCGCAATGCCAGTGCGCCCGCACAGTCCTGCGAGGTAACTTCATAATCCATTCCTGAATTAAAGCCAAGGTTAGAGCCACCGACACGCAGTGCATGGCCGTTCAGCTCAAAACACTGAATCCGAACGCGGGTGTTTTTAACGCCTTCCGCGTATGTGGTTTGCGTTGAGTTTTCCTCAATTCGTGCGCCGTCCCACATGCGAAGATTGAGCGGGTCTCCGCCGCTAATAATGTTAATGTCAACATCAAGGCTGCGTGCCAAGTTGCGCGTAGGAAGCGTGCCACCTGCATCGCGGTTTGGCAGGAAGTTCAGGCTCTCGCGCACCCGTTCAAAAGTGCCGCGCACGCGCAAGTTCTGGACGCCTTCCGCTACAACGCCGACTTGAGAATAGCAGTTCGGATGCGCGGCGTTAAAATCAGGTAGTGCTGCGGGGATGCTGTTTTTCACAATGCCGTCAAAGTGTAGTGTGCCGCCAGCAATAGCGCCCGTTCCTGTGCGTGAGGCCATCTTCCATGCAGAGGCGCGGGACAATTCAGAAATGTGATTATCAATTATGACCGTGTGTGCGCCGCCCGACGTTGAGCTGCCTTGCGTGCAGTTGATGGAGTGGCATTTATCCATGCGGAGGTTAAACGCGCCAACAGGCAGCGTTGGCGTTGCTAGAATCGCGGCATCATTGGTTGTGCCGGAGTAACGGCAGTAGGCATCATTAATTGATTCAAACCGCACGTTTTCCAGTAAGCAATCCATGCCGTTAAACAGCCGCAATCCATCGCCGCCAAACAGGATGTTTTTAGTCCAGCACGCCCGTGCTCTTGTAACCACTGGATTTGTGGGGGTTCCAGCCGCAACCGCAAAGGTAAAGCTAAGCGCGGTTGGTGTACTGAGTACGGTTTTTAGGCCGTTGAATTCTGCAACGGAAAGAATCTGCTCTTGCGTGGTCAGCGTTCCGTTTGGCCGCTCGACGCCATAAATTCCAGTAAGCTGTCCCGGAACGTAGCCGTGTCCGTCGCCTACAACCGTAACAGTGGCGGTTGTTCCCGATACCGTGATGGACGCGATGGGGTGCTGCGCCAATCCGTTCAGGATAAGGTCGCGGTGGTACATGCCAACAGGGGCGTTAAATGCTAAAATCCCGCCCGTATTGTAAACGCCAAGGGGGCGCGTGTCTGCAAAAACTTTTGTGCCGTACCAGTAAAACTTAGCGCGAGGCGGAGCACGGAAAGCGCCAATGTTTGTCCCTAAATATATAACGCCACCATTGCCTTTAAACACAGCGTTTTCATCAAGCAACATTGCCTGCAAAACACTTTGCCATGCAACGTGGTCGCTATCTCCAGCATATGAGGAATCATCAAAATTGCCGTAGTATCCTTCAAAATCCTCAATCTTAATTTCTTTCAAAGTATTGATATTTGACGCTGGTATAGTGCTACCAGTAGTACGGGAAAAAAGAGCAAAGTTTGAATCGCCATCAAAACCCATTACAGTGTTAGCCCGCGCCGCTTTTGGCGGTACAGTAGCGCCGCCCGTATCGGATGCGGATAACTGGATGGTGCGTGATAATTGTTCGGCTAGTTGTTGCTGCCCCATAATTTGATAATCAAGGGCGTCCTCCACAACCTCAGGCGCAAACGCACCTTGATTTTCTAAATCCGTTCCCTGCACATAAGGAACTATCCGGCGAAAACTAAGGCTCGTACCCGATGCAATAGGCAAACCAGATAACGGATAAGTAAATGTGCCGCCAAGAGGATTGTTTAAACCTGTTATGGAAAATGAAGAACTGGGAATAAGTGTCTGAGTGCCAAGCAAATCTGTGTAAATAAGCTCTATGTGCGATACTTGCTTGACTAAAAATCCGTAATTAAAGACAGACGTAGAGCCATTGCCTAAGACAACAATTTTATTAGTGGCCGTTTCTATTGTCATTTCAGCTCTCTATCATGGCTTTTTAACATAATCCATCACTTTGACGATGCCCCCCCTAAGATTCCTCTCACTGGGTCTAGCGGCGCTTCAATCCGTTCATCGCCTTCAGCAAGATTGACGCCATAACCAAGCGGGTTGCCAAGCCCCTGATACAGCGGCAAGCCCGTAATCATACCCGCAGTAAACAACGCGCTTTCAAGTGCCTTGCTCTGGTCTCCATCTGCCGTTAATGCGCCGTATGACCTATCAACACTGCGTGCTACATTCTCGCCTAGCTGCATAAGCGGCGTGCTGTATCGGTCATCAAACGGCACAGAAGTAAATTGCCCGATTATGGGATTCAATACAGTCAGCCCAAACACCGGAACCATTGCCGCCATCAGTTTAATCTGCGGCATGACAAACATATCAATAACCCAATCATCCCAAACAGCTCCGTCCTTTTCTTCATCTTCTGGCCATCTGTCGGCAAGAGCAGTCACAATCAAGTTGGCAAGAATAGACGGCATTAAAATTATACCGCCGTAAAGTGTGGCCAGCCGCGCCGAACGCTGCATCGCTTCGGGTAACTGCTTAGCCTTTTGCAGCTCGGTAACGGCATAATTGCTTAGCCCGATAAAGTAGCCTTGAAAGGGAAAGAATGCTTTTCCTATAGATGATATGGCTTCCCATTCGGATATGTCTTGCGGCTCATTGGAACCTTGCGTCAGACGAACCGCTGAATCCGCATCTTCGGCTGCTTGCTTTTCCGTGCGCCCATCCGCAATAGAATTGTTATACTGGGCAATCCATGTCACTTTTTCGGTAAAGAACTGTATGCCGTTAAAACCAAACCAACCGTAGTTCAGCGTCCAGCGCTCACCCGCCTGAAACGCGCTGGGCGGATTCAAAATATCTTCCGCCGCCGTGCGCATATTGTTTGCATTAAGCATTGAGCGCCGCGACATCATTACACTGCGCTCATTGATAAATTGAGTCGTTCCCGCTCTATCGGATAATACCCTCCCCAAAGATTCAGCCAGTGGCCTCGCCCCTACCTTTGTTCCTGCTGGGAAAAGGTTTGTAACGTTTTGCAAAGCGCTGCTGGCATTCAGCATCAGGTATTGCGCGGTTAAACGTGAGCCTAGCTTTTGCGCAAGCCAATCAAACCCACGAATAACCTGATTGCTTGATGGTGCATTGCGCTGCTGGCGCACGGTGCGCTGTAACCACGGCGCTATCATGCTTGTATAAACGCCCGGCTGCGCTGCCTCCATAACGTTACGCACATCCTTGCCCAAAGACCGCGCCACCGCCCGAACAGTAGGGGCAATGTAGGCATATTTCATTACTGTATCAACGTGATTGACAACCAAAGATAAATCAAAAGCAAGCGGCGCTGCAAACCCTGCCGCGCGCGCCTTTGTGAATCCGTTTGCAGGAGTTGGAAACATAAACGAGCCGCGCTCACCAAATTCATCAAACATCATCTTGGCGGCCATTTCTGCGCCCTGTGCTGATTGCAGTTTATCCGTTATGGCCGGAACGTAACCGCCTTTGTAATCGCCGTAGATTGTTCTAAACGGCGCGGCAATTATCTCAGGCGGCCTATACCCATGCATTGCTTTGTGTGCCGCCCATGCAACAGGCTTAATAGATTCATAAAATCCCCATATTTCCTGCACTAAATCAAAGTCCTGCTTGGTTAATATTCCGCGCTGCTGCATCCTAAGCAAGAATGTGTTAAGACCTTCTTCACTCCAGTTATACCCGCGCAACAGCTTATCGCGGTTGGATTCATTGCCCAGATGCTGCACAAGCCCTAGCAATTCAGAGCGTGTTTTAAAATGAAACGGCTGTCCCTCGCGCTGCAATTCAGTGGCGCGAACATCAATTATTTCGTTAAGCCGCTCTTTCATGGGGCTAAGTATTTCAACAAGGCGCGTAAACGCTTCCTGCCTGTTGGTGAAATACCTATCAACAGACCGCTGTATAGGGCGCACCACAAAGCGATTTAGTACCCCGTCAGGATTGCCGTTATCAAACGCATCAGCATACGCCTCAACGCGGCGCACTGTTGCCGCATAACCAAGGTATTGAACCTTCAAAACATCCAGCAATCCGGGAACCCGCGCCAAAGCCTGCCTGTTTGGCAATTCAGCAAATGCTTCTAGCACCGCTTCGCTGGCTTCCTTAATGGTTGCCCCTTCCATATCCTGCTGCGCTTGGCGCTCTTCTTTGGCAAGATACATCACATTATCAATAGAATCTTTCAGGCTCTCAAACTCTGAAATAGTTAATTGCTTGTAGGGCTTAGCCGCCGCATTAAACCCATCTATAAACGCGCCCAATCGCTGCTCAATATCCGGCTCATTCTTAAGCTGTTGCAGCCATGCCGCCACATCAAACTTGCTTTTGCCTAAACCAAACTTGGCCAGCACAGCCCGCGCCGCGTTAACATAATCAATATCATAGTCGTTCCTGCCGAAGAACTTATCAGGCTTGTTTAACTTCTTAAATCCAGCCAGCGCCTTATCTATGCTGCGCTCTTTCGCCAATGCCTCGCGGTATAAAAAGTGGTTGAGCAACTGCCGTTCTTTCTCGCGCATTGCCGTATCAAAATCACCCGCGCCCAATGCCTTACCAACCTTATGAAACGCACGCAGCTCAGACACATAATATTGATAGGGAATCATTTTATTGATAGGCGTATCAGCAATAATCTTTTTAGCCGCTGCTTTTAGTTGACTTGCCGGAATGACAACACGGGATAGGGTCAAGCGCCGGGATATTGCCCGCATCTCTGAAATAAGCTGTTCTGTTCTATCAACGTTTGTTGCCAGCGCCTCTTGTACTTCCCGTTCTAACGAGCCGTCTTTCAGCATATCCCCATAACGGCGCATCATTTCCGCGTCCGTCATATCCTTGAGCTTTTGCTTCAATCCCGGAAAATCACGCAGCGTTTCCAACATCTGTTCTGCTGATTCAAAACCAAAAGCATCCGCAACTAAAGACGGCTGTAATCCTGCGCCTTTTGCAACGGAGCCTTTCGGTAAATACTTAATGTATTCCTTGCTGTAGTTCTGCTCAATCCATGCTCTATCCAGTTTGCCAGCCGCAAGCGGTGACGGGTTATCCGGGTTTAACGTTCCGCCCGTGGTCAGGAAATGAAACACCCGCGCCGGATTCGATGCGTATAGGATGTCTTTTTGCTCGGCCTCAATCTTGGCGCGGGCGGCCTTGTATTCATCGCTGTATTGCCGTTCCCATTGTGCCAGCGCCTTCTTAAGTGCAATTGCCTCGGCTGTTTGGTGAGAACGTTCCACCTTGGCAATGTGGTCAACCTGCTCTTGAGGATTCATCAGGTTAAGCAAAGCAGGGTCAACAGCAAAGTTAATCTTGTTAACCATCTGTTCCATTTGCTCATTGGTTGCAAGCATCCGGTCAAACACACCGCGCACAGTATCGTTAAGCCCAGCATCCAGCGCCGCTCTTTTCAATCCCTTGTAAATGCGAGTCATCCAAATCTTGATGCGGTGAAATACCCCCGCCAGCTCAACAGACGGCGCACGCCCCTCATAAAGATATTGCTCAAACGCGGAAGCAATCTTTTCCTCTTGCGGTACGGTCAATGCATTATCGGTTGCACCCGCAAACGCTTTCAGGCTTTCCCAATCCTTAACGAATTGCTGACCCGCATCCCCCGCTGCAACCGCCTCGCGCATTGCCCGAACATAAACGTGTGATAACTCATGCAATACCGTTGATTTATCAGATTTTTCAAACAGGGTAATAATAGATTCATCGCCAGAGAATTGCACTTGGCCGCGTGCGTCTTGTTCTAAAATACTAGGATTAGCTGGGTCAAATGCGCCGCTGTTGCCTGTGGCGGATTTGATTTGTGTGGGAGAAACAACAGCAAGAGTTTCTACTTTTCCATCATCAATTATTCGAACACCATCATACGCACGGTCTATAAAATACTTTGCGCCGTAGCCATGAGCGTCAGACCATCGCATTTTTTTATGTAATTTTTTTGCCGAAACATAAAGCGGAAGTACATTTGCCCCCCCGATTACATCACCTCTCGACTCTGCATAGTTCGATGCAAAAGAAGGATCCTTCGTTACAAAAAGCAACCCCCTAGCAGAGGGTGAGCTTGTAAAATTCTCGATATTAGCGGCTGTCCCATGATAAACCACAAGCGGCCTACCTTCGCCATCTACAACCTTACTATCACCAAACCAGTTCCAGAAGTTCCTAATACCTTCTTCTGTCCGTGCAATCGGAGCGCCCTTGCTATTAACCGTCCAACGTTCCTTGCCGTCTAAAGTGATTTTTTCTGGTAATGCGGATTGATTCAGCACCTGCCCTTGCCCCGGTGTAATCGCTTTCCGTATCTCCTCATTACTGGCGCTCAGGATGTCTTTGCCCAGAGCTTGCTGCACTTGGTTGTTGAGATAGTCAAAATTCTGCACGCGCTGTTCTTCTAATTCCTGTTGCGGATTGCGTGCAAAGTTTCCAGCCTCCTCATCCTTCAGCTTTTCCAGAATAAAGCCACTGTCAACATAATCAGCGCCCGGCTCGTTATACTGCAATGCTGGCCTGTCCTGAAACGCGCTATTCCATTCGGAAACGGGTATAGTATCGAGCGCCAGCTTGCCATCTTTTCGGAATGCCCGTGCGGCTTTTTTATCAAGGGCTTGCTTAATATCTCCTGCCAATGCATCAGTGCGCTTAAATCCGCCTTGGCTTTCAACCCATGATAGAAGCGGGGTAGGGGCTGCCTTCTCGCGTGATGGTTTGGACATGCCAAACATATCCACGGCTTTAGAAACAATCCCCTTGCGCTGTTCTTTTTTTGCCTGCTGCTTGAAAAATGTGCGCGCCTCATCTAATTGCAAATCAAGAGCATCACCGCGCTTACGAAGCTCTTGACGTGCCATAGGCTCAATGGTAATGCCGTCTAGTACTCTCCTAATGGCAGCGGATGCTTCTCCCCCTTCCGCTGCTTTGGAGAGAGTCTTGCATATCAACCGCATTGGAGGTCTCATCATCAAGGCTATCCAACAGGCTTTGCATCTCTGCATTAACATCAGTGTTTGCCAGTTGCGCCGCTGATAGCTCATCCGGCGCGGTGCGGTAATGCGATGCAAAAGCGTTAAGTTCCTTGCGGCTGGCAATATTGGAAATGTATTCGGCCTGTGTTAAAATTACATCACCGCCGCTTGCCGCTGCTGATTGCAGATTCTTAACAAAATCAGGTAACAGCGTAGAGAGGTTTGCCTGCTCTTCTGGCGGCAGGGATTGATACAGCGTCAATGCTTCCTGCCCATCTAGATAGACTTTGCCTTCCGGTGCAACGGCTTCCACATGCTGCTTTAGAATCTCTGGTGCGCGTACTGCTGTTTTGGTTGATTGCACTGCCTCATGCAAAGTATCAGCACGTTGTTGCTGCTGGTCTTTAAGACGCGCTAAATCCTGCTGCATCCGCTCGCTTACTTTGCCTATGGCGTATATTGCCCCCGTCTGCCCGGCAATCGCGGTCATTGTGGCAATGGCTGTTTGCCGCATATCATCAGGA